GACTTTACAGGTGAAGGATTTGACTGGGAGGAAGCACCTTGGTTTGATGCTAATGGTTTGATGGATGTACCAAAAATAGGATCACAAACTGTTGTAGAAAAATTACAGGAGAAGGGGTGATCAAAAATATGAGAGTTGTTATTGTTAGTGGTGGATTTGATCCTATCCACAGTGGACATATTGAACACTTTAAAGAAGCAAGGAAATTGGGAAACATTCTTATAGTGGGACTGAACTCTGATGAATGGCTAACTAGAAAGAAGGGTAAACCATTTATGCCCATAGATGAAAGGATGGCAGTTATTAAAGAATTGAGAATGGTTGATAGTGCTGTACCATTCAATGATGATAATAATAGTTCTATCGATCTTATCAAAAAAACTTTATTATTATTTGATGATGTTATATTTGCTAATGGTGGAGATAGAACACAGGATAATATACCTGAGATTGATGAGTTTGATAAAGACCCTAGAGTGCAATTTGCATTTGGAGTCGGTGGAACACATAAGCAAAATTCTAGTAGTTGGATCTTAAAACAATGGAATTCGACTTAGACCAACAATTTGATCACGGAGAATTACTACTGAGCGAAAGACGATGTAGAGTCTGTGGTAGTATCAAGAATTTAATAGAAGGATTTTATATAACACATAAGAATAGTACACATCTTCCATCGTCATATTCGTATGAATGTAAAGCATGTACAGTTGCAAGAGTAATTGCTAATAGAAAGAAAGACTCAATCAATTGGGTGTACCCAGACTGGTAGTTCACGGACTGTTTCCCCGTTTAAAGACTAGTAAATAATAAATAATGATAGACAAATTGGAATCTATTAGGGGATAAAAAGATGCCACTCAATTTAGCATCTCCTGGAATTGTTGTAAGGGAAGTAGACCTAACCAACGGTAGAGTTGATGCAACATCAACTAAAACTGCTGGACTGGCTGCTCCTTTTGCTAAAGGACCAGTAGAGAGACCGCAACTTATAGAGACAGAAGCCGATCTCTTGGATACCTTTGGACAACCATATCCTAAAGATAACCATTACGAATATTGGTTAACTGCTTCATCTTTCCTTGCCTATGGTGGGGTTATGAGAGTCGTTAGAGCAGATGACGAAGAACTTAAAAATGGTTTTGTAGGTACAGCATCTAGCGTTAAAATTAAAAGTGTAGATGACTACACTGATGCTGGTTACAATGAGAACACCCTTGCTGGTGTTACATTCGCTGCAAAAAATCCAGGTTCATGGTCGAACGGTATTAAAGTTGCCATGATCGACTGTAAAGGCGATCAAGTTTTAAGTGGTATTCAAACCACGGATGTATTGGGTTATGGTTCTACAACCGTTCCAATCGATCCTATTAATCTACAAGTTGGTTACGCTGTAACACAAACTGTTCCTGCAAACACAGTTATTGCTGGATCTGGTTCAACTAGTGTGTTAGATGGATATTTAAAAGGATTAATTACAGAAGTTGGAAACGCTTCAATTACAGTTAAGTTAGTTACTCATGTATCTGCTGCTGGTACAGAGACTGCTGTTGACTATCAACAAGCAGGTACATATCAGTTCTCTGAGACTGGTAATCTTGGTATCCACACTGGTGAGATAAGAAGATATGGTTCATGGAGAGGTTTCTCACCTGCAACATATAGTGGTGTAACAACATACACTAATTCTGTTGACTGGTTTGACCAACAAACAATCACACTAAACAATGGTACTATTGTTAAGTGGAATCAAATTGCTGAAAAACCTGGCACATCATCTTATGCTGCTGCTAGAAACTCTAGATTTGATGAAATACATGTTGTTGCATATGACGATAGCGGTACTTTAACTGGCAACTCAGGTTCTATCCTAGAGAAGCATGTTAACTTATCCAAAGCAAAAGACTCTCAATACTCTGCTGGTTCAGCATCATATTGGAGAAAGGTACTAGAAGTTGGTTCTGCTAATCTATTCGGTGGTAGTGCTCCTGCTGGTATCGTTACTACAGGATTCTCTAACGATAGATGGGATGTATTTGGTGATGGTGGATGGGATCAGAATACTGAGAACATTACATTCAGTTGTATCGGCAACTTCGCTGGTTCACTAGCAGGTGGTACGAACTATAACGGTGTTGTAGATATCAATGCATCTAATGCATTAAATCTAGATATCGGTGCTCTATCAGAAGCATATGATTATCTAAGAGATCCAGATCTCTATGATATAGATTTCCTACTATTAGGATGTGCTAATCATGGTAAGTATGAAACTCAAGCATTATCAAACAAACTAATTGAGATTGCTGAGTTTAGAAAGGATGCAATCGCATTCCTCTCACCTTTCAGAGGATCATTCTTAAGTCCATCTGGTAATGGTGAATCACTACAGTTAAATGTAGATACAGTTACTGACAACATTGTTAGTTACTACTCACCAATCACATCTAGTTCCTATGCGATCTTAGATAGTGGTTACAAGTACATGTATGACAGGTTTAATCAACAGTTCAGATATGTCCCTATGAACGGTGACATTGCTGGTACATGTGCAAGAAACGATATTAATAACTTCCCTTGGTTCTCACCAGGCGGAACTGCGAGAGGTGCTATTCTCAATGCTGTTAAACTAGCATACGCACCTAACAAAGTACATAGAGATAAATTGTATTCTAACAGAATCAATCCAATTATCTTCTCACCTGGTGCAGGTATTATCCTCTTTGGTGATAAGACTGGATTGGGTAGATCTTCTGCCTTTGATCGAATCAATGTTCGTAGATTGTTTATCTTCCTTGAGAAAGCAATTGCAGCAGCAGCAAAGGATGTACTCTTTGAGTTCAACGATGAAATTACAAGAATTAATTTCATCAACATTGTTGAACCATTCCTTCGTGATGTACAGTCTAAGCGTGGTATTCAAGATTTCGTCGTTATCTGCGATGAGACCAATAACACACCTTCGATCATTGACAGCAATGAGTTTGTTGCTGACATTTATATCAAACCAGCAAGATCTATTAACTTCATCGGTCTAACATTTGTTGCTACTCGCACGGGTGTTTCCTTTGACGAAGTTATTGGAAAAGTTTAATTATTAATTCACTTTAGGTAAGACTAATGGCAATCAATTCCGCAAACCCACCAAAGACTTCGGAAAGGACTATCGACAAGTTCAAGTCGAGGTTGACTGGTGGTATTGCAAGACCTAATCTGTTTGAGGTTGTTCTTGCATTTCCAGATGGTGTAGTAGATGCATCTGTTGCTGACATAGATCCTAAATCTAGGTTCCTTGTCAAGACAGCAGCATTACCTGCGTCTAACATCGCTCCTATTAGTGTCCCTTTTAGAGGAAGACAACTAAAAATCTCAGGAGATAGAACATTCGATGAGTGGCAGATTACTGTCATCAACGACACAGACTTCGCAATTAGAAGTTCCTTTGAGAGATGGATGAACTCCATGTCCAAAGTATCAGATAACTCTGGTAACATTAACCCAGAAGATTACACTAGAGACGCATATGTCTATCAACTTGGTAGATCTGCGGTTGCTGGTGGCAATCAACAATCTGATCAGAACATGCCTGTTCTTAGAACATATAAATTCTATAGTGTGTTCCCAACTAATGTTTCTCAGATAGATCTTTCTTACGATTCTTCCGACGCAATCGAAGAATTTACTGTAACCTTACAGGTTCAGTGGTGGGAAGCTGCTGGAAATGGTGGTTCAGTGAGCTGATAAATAGATAAGATCAGGTACTTATTAAATAATGGCCAAACTTTTTGGATTCTCAATTGAGGACAAGGACGATCTTGCTAAAGGTGTAGTATCCCCCATTCCGCAAACAGGTGAGGATGGGGTTGACTATTATATTCAGAGTGGATTTTCCAGTCAAGTAATAGATCTTGAAGGGATTTATAAAGACGAACATCAATCAATCAAAAAATATCGTGAGATGGCACTCCACCCAGAGGTGGACAATGCTGTAGAAGATATTGTAAATGAAGCAATTGTATCCGATACAAATGATTCTCCTGTAGAAATAGACTTGGAGAATTTAAATGCGTCAGATGGTATTAAAGATAAGATAAGAGTTGAGTTTAAACACATCAAGGATTTATTAGATTTTGATTCTAAATCCCACGAAATTTTTAGAAACTGGTATGTTGATGGACGGATATATTACAACAAAGTAATTGATATCAAAAAACCTCAAGACGGTATACAGGAGTTAAGGTATATCGATCCTATGAAGATGAGGTATGTTCGTAAAGAACAAAAGGCAAATAAAGAAAGAGCAGATCTATTTACTGCTACTGCCAATGTACATGATAATGATAAGGTAGTATTCCCTAAGATTGAAGAGTATTTCATGTATACTCCCACACCTAGGTATCCTACTAATATGATACAAGGTAGTGCTCCCCATATGACAGGAGTTAAACTTGCAAAAGATTCTATTACATATTGTACCTCTGGTTTGGTCGATAGGAATAAGGGCACATGTTTATCTTATCTCCACAAAGCAATTAAAGCACTCAATCAATTAAGAATGATTGAAGATAGTCTTGTTATCTACAGATTATCAAGAGCACCAGAAAGAAGAATATTTTATATTGATGTTGGTAATCTACCTAAAATAAAGGCAGAACAATATCTTAGAGATGTAATGTCTCGTTATAGAAACAAATTAGTATATGACTCTGCCACAGGTGAGACAAGGGATGATAAAAAATACATGTCAATGCTCGAAGACTTCTGGTTACCTAGAAGAGAAGGTGGTAGGGGAACAGAGATCACAACATTGCCAGGTGGACAGAACCTTGGAGAACTTGCTGACATTGAGTACTTCCAATCTAAGTTGTACAGATCTTTGGGAGTACCTGAATCTAGAATCGCTGGATCTGGCGATGGATTTAATCTCGGTCGTAGTTCAGAAATTCTAAGAGACGAACTTAAGTTTAGTAAGTTTGTAGGTAGATTGCGGAAGCGTTTTGGCAAAATCTTTTTAGATATGCTAAGAACACAGTTGTTACTTAAGAACATTGTCACCCCAGATGATTGGGAGATAATGTCTGAGCATATTCAATTTGACTTTATCTATGATAATCACTTTGCAGAACTAAAAGATAAGGAATTGATGGAAGGTCGTTTAGGTCTTCTTGGTATGGTTGAACCTTATGTTGGTAGATACTATTCTACAGAATATGTAAGAAGACAGGTGCTGCGTCAAAGAGATCAAGAGATTGTAGAAATTGATGAGCAGATAGAGGATGAAATTGCTAAGGGTATTATACCTGATCCTAATCAACAAATGTTGGAGTTAGAACAGGGTGCTGCGATGGGTATGGAAATGGAAGATCCAAATGCAGCGATGGGAGAAGTTGCACCAACCAAACCTGAGACTGCAGCTAAGTTACCAAAACCAGGTGGTAACGAAGGAGAGATATAAATAACTTTATCAGTATATACATGATTATGGAAGAACTCGTCAACATGATTGCAACAGATGCGTCTGCTGCAGACATTAGTGATCAGATCAAAGATACTTTATTTGCTAAATCAGCAGGTAGAATCGATGAGCTTAGACCACACGCTGCTGGAAATTTATTTGGCATCGATGCGGAATCTGAAAGTGAAGTAGAAACAGCAGAAGAAGAGACCAATGACTAGAATATTACCTTTAGCAGCAAAAGCTGCATTGGCAGCAGGTAGTGGTAACGCTACTACTGTTGATAAAGCAACTGTAGTAAGAGTATTATCAAATGCTGGTGCTGCAATCGTTGTTAGGACAGATTCAGATAATAATGTTATTGGATCATTTACTACAGTAAATGGTACTGCCGATCTAGTTGAAAAAAACGCAACAGATAAGATCTATGTAACAGGTAATGCTGTTGAGGTCTCTAAAGTAGGATTTACCAATTAAAACAATGAAGTTAATCACAGAACAGATAGATGATGTAGAAATTATCGTTGAAAATCGCAACGGTAAAAAGTCTATGTTTATCGAGGGTATCTTCCTTCAAGGAGATATTCAAAATCGTAATGGTCGTATGTATCCATTGAACACTCTGCGTAGAGAAGTTCAAAGATATAACGAAAGTTTTGTGACATCTGGTCGTGCAGTTGGAGAACTCGGTCACCCCGAAGGACCAACAGTAAATCTGGATCGTGTATCACATAAAATTATTTCACTTAAAGAAAGTGGAGCTAATTTTATTGGTAAAGCAAAAATCCTTTCTACACCAATGGGTAGGATTGCACAGAATCTTATAGATGAAGGTGTAAAACTTGGTGTATCATCCCGTGGACTCGGTACTCTAGCAGTAAATAATGAAGGTGTTAAGGTTGTCTCTGATGACTTTATGCTTGCAACTGCTGCTGATATCGTTGCTGATCCTTCTGCTCCAGACGCATTTGTGTCAGGAATCATGGAAGGTAAAGACTGGGTGTGGGACGGTGGAGTCGCTAGAGAACAACTAGCACACAAGACTTATAAGCAAGTCAATACATTAATTGGCAGCAAAGAGCTTGAGGAGAACAAGCTTGGATTATTCCAAAACTTCCTATCAAATCTTTAAACTCAATAAATAAACATAGATTATACTTACTACTATTCGGAGTAGATCAGAAATGGCCGCTAAGGAACTTAACGAAATGGACAATCCTGTAACAAGGGGTGCGAAATCTGGCGATCCTATGAAGAAAGTTGATGATTCCACTAGTCCTGGAGCATCAGCATCTTACGAGGATCTCGGAGGCCCAACACCTCAAAACTATAAACCAGATGACAACTCTGCTAAAGTCAAAGAAGCATCTGTTAAGACGGTAAAAGATATCGTCAATAAAGGTGCTGCAGCAGCAGACAAAATGGCATCTATTGGCACTGAGGTGTTAAAGCAAGGTGACAACCCAGAAGCAGAAGAGTCTGCTGAAGTTGTTGCTGAAGAACCCACCGCAGAAGAAACTACTACTACAATTAATGTAGAAGAAGATCTTGCTGCACTATTTGGTGGTGAAGAACTTTCTGAAGAGTTCCAAACACGAGCTAAAACAATCTTTGAGGCAGCAGTTAACGCTAAAGTTAATGCTGTTCAAGAAGAAATGTCTACCGAATACGAAAAGACTTTGACTGAGCATCTTGAAGGTGTTAAGTCAGAACTCATTGAGCGTTGTGATGCTTATCTGGAGTATGTCTCCGATGAGTGGCTCAAAGAGAATGCTCTAGAGGTCGAGCATGGTCTCAAGACCGAAATGACCGAATCATTCCTAAGTGGAATGAAGAATCTTTTTGAAGATCATTATGTATCAATCCCTGACGACAAATATGATGTGCTAGAAAGCATGGTCAATAAACTAGATGATATGGAAGGCAGACTAAACGAACAGATAGAGAAAAATGTCTCTCTCAACAAGCGTCTTGGCGAATCTACAGCAGATGGAATTTTCCGTGACATTGCCGAAGGACTTGCTGAGACACAAAAAGAGAAATTGCAATCTTTAGCTGAAGGCGTTGAGTTTGAAGGTGAAGATCAATACCGTGAGAAGTTAGTTACTCTTAAGGAATCTTATTTCCCTAAGGATGGTAGCAAGCCTCAGGTTTCAAGCAAATCCGAAACCATTTCGGAAGGTATTAGTAGTGGGGACTCAATAGATGTAACTGCATCTATGAGCAATTACCTGCAAGCTCTTTCAATGGGCAAAAAATAAACCTACAAACTTACACTCTATCAAGTAAAGTACTATGTACAATGCCGAACAAATTATGGAGAAGTGGAGTCCACTTCTCGATGCTGAAGGGGTAGATCCTATTAAGGATGCTCACCGTCGTTCAGTAACCGCAGTTCTCTTAGAGAACCAAGAAAAATTCCTCAAAGAACAAGCCGCTTTTGAAAGCGGAAATTCAATGCTCACCGAGGCAGCCCCTACAAACAGTGGTAACGCTGTTGGTGCTTCTGGAGCATACAGTGGTAGTGCAGGAGCTTCTGGTCCTGTTGCAGGTTTCGACCCTGTGCTGATCTCTCTGATCAGACGCTCAATGCCTAACCTAGTTGCTTATGAACTAGCAGGTGTTCAACCGATGAACGGTCCTACTGGACTGATCTTCGCAATGCGTTCACGCTACACCAATCAGTCTGGAACAGAATCGTTCTTCAACGAACCAGATTCAGCATTCTCTGCTAACAAGGCAGGAACCAATGTTGGTCAAACAACTCAGGGTGATTACACTGCTGCTACTGATGACGATGGTACTGTTGGTTTCGGTTCTACTGGAACTCAGCGTGGAACCAATCCTGCTATCCTAGAAAACAATGCTTCTGATGCTGTTCAGTCTCAGTACAGTATTGGTCAAGGTATGGCAACTGGTGACTCTGAAGCATTAGGCGACGGCACTAATGGTCACTTCAACGAGATGGCATTCTCCATCGAGAAGGTGACTGTAACCGCTAAGTCTAGAGCACTCAAAGCAGAGTACAGTTTAGAACTCGCTCAAGACCTTAAGGCAATCCACGGATTGAACGCTGAGGCTGAGTTAGCAAACATTCTTTCTTCTGAGATTCTTGCTGAGATTAACAGAGAAGTTATTAGAACTATCTACAAAACTGCTGAAGCAGGTTCACAGGTCAATGTCGCAAACGCAGGTTTCTTCAACCTAGATGTTGACTCCAATGGTAGATGGTCAGTTGAGAAGTTCAAAGGACTTCTGTTTAACATCGAAAGAGATGCCAACAGAATCGCACAAAGGACTCGTAGAGGAAAGGGTAACATTATCATTACCTCTGCTGATGTAGCATCTGCACTTACAATGGCTGGCGTTCTGGATTATACTCCAGCACTTAACGCTAACCTACAGGTTGATGATACTGGTAATACATTTGCTGGTACTATCCAAGGTAAGTACAAAGTCTACATTGATCCTTTCGCTGCTAACAGTGCTGCTAACCAGTACTATGTTGTTGGTTACAAAGGTTCTTCACCTTATGACGCAGGACTGTTCTACTGTCCTTATGTTCCTCTCCAGATGGTTCGTGCCGTTGGTGAGAACACCTTCCAGCCTAAAATCGGTTTCAAGACTCGTTATGGTCTTGTTTCTAACCCATTCGCTGAAGGCACTGCTCAAGGTCTCGGTCGTATCACTTCTAACAGCAACCGCTACTATCAGCGTACTGTTGTTCAGAACCTCATGTAATTCAGATATTACATATTTCTTTAAGACTCTGCTTCGGCAGGGTCTTTTTTTTATGCTATAATTCGTTAGTCAGGGCAGGGGGTTTAGCAATCTGGTGAATGCAGCAAACTCATAATTTGCCTAAGGTGAGTTCGATCCTCACAACCCCCATGTGGGACTATCGCATATTGGTTAATGCCCACTGCTTATAACGGTGTGAACCGAGTTCAATTCTCGGTAGTCCTATCTG